TATGAATAAGATGGGACTAGGAGACCCCGACCCATCTAATTACAAAACGGGGTTCGATGGTGCTGACGAAATTGTTGATTGGTTCAAACAAGACAAACCTGATGATTGGAGACAAAGAGACTGAATTATGGCTGTAAAACTTGTATTGATGGAATCTGGAGATCTAGTTATCGCAGATGTGAAACAGGCTGTAGAAGGAGATAAAGTAATTTTTACTGTTCTAGACCATCCTTTCTTTGCTGAACTGGTTGAGGTGGAACAAGAACCCGAACTTCTCATGGAAGAAGATTTGGTGGATATGGATGAAGATGATGATGAAGATGATTCTCCTAGATATAACGTCGCTTTTACTGAGTGGCAACCTCTGACTTCGGATAGGAAGATTTCTATCGAACCAGGATTTGTGGTGTCGATTATGGAACCCAAGAAAGAAGTCAAAGAGTCTTACGAAGATCGAATTGAGAAACTTTATGGAATCAATGGAAAGTGAAATTCAATGTATCATTCTGACCAATGATACTGTTCTTATTAGTCAAATTGAATCTGTTGCTGCTGATATTGGTGCTCCAGATTGTAAACTGACATCTCCATATCAAATTTTGGGAAGGCATGAAACTGATGCTCCTCCTGAAGAACGTTTGATCCCATGGTTAGGAGATGTTACAGACGACAATGTTGTGATGATTTCTTCTGATAAAATTCTAACATTGGTCGAACCACACAAAAAACTTATCGACTTTTACTTGAAACTTGCTACGAAAGAATGAGGTTCTACACTAACGTTTTCCAAATTGGTAATGACATTTTGATCCGTGGATATGAGAATGGAAAACACTTTAGTGATCGACAAAAGTTTCAACCAACATTATATGTTCCCACAAAACGAAAGTCTAAGTGGCGAACTCTGGACAATATTCCAGTAGAACCAGTTCAACCTGGGACAATTAAAGACTGTAGAGAATTCATTGACAAGTATAGTTCTGTCAATGGATTTGCTGTCTTTGGGAACGAACGATATGTCCATCAATACATCTCAGAGATGTATCCCGAAGATGAGATTAAGTTCGATATCAGTAAAATTAAATTAATTACGATTGATATTGAGGTTGCTGCAGAGAGCGGATTTCCAGATCCCTTTAATTGTGCAGAAGAACTTCTACTCATTACTATTCAAGACTATAATACTAAGAAAGTTATTACTTTTGGGTCAAGACCTTACGCCAATCAAGATAGACCCAACTTTAGGTATGTTCAGTGTCACGATGAAGAAGATCTGATTAATAGGTTCTTGGATTGGTGGCAAGAAAACACTCCAGAAGTCATCACTGGATGGAACTGTGAGTTTTACGACATTCCGTATTTGACTGGTCGCATCGAAAGAATCATGGGTGAGAAAACCATGAAGAAGATGTCTCCCTGGAATATTCTCCGTCGTAACGAAATTGTCATTGCTGGTCGTAAGAATATCTCTTGTGATGTTGCGGGTATCTCAGTAATTGATTACTTAGATCTTTATAAGAAGTCTCCTGGCACTCCTAACCAGGAGAGTTATCGACTGGATCATATTGCCTCAGAAGAACTGGGACAGAAGAAACTGGACCACTCAGAGTTTGATACCTTCCGAGAGTTCTATACTAAAGCCTGGGACAAGTTTGTTGACTACAACATTGTTGACGTGGAACTGGTAGATAAACTTGAGGATAAGTTGAAACTTATTGACTTGTGTCTTACCCGTGCATATGACGCTAAGGTCAACTTTAGCGACATTGCATATCAGGTTCGCACCTGGGATGCAATCATCTACAACTATCTCAAGAAACAACATATTGTCATTCCACAAAAGGAGAGGAATCAGAAAGATGAAAAATATGCTGGTGCTTATGTTAAAGAACCTAAGCCTGGAGTTTATGAATGGGTGGTCAATTTTGACCTCAACTCCCTATACCCTCACCTCATTATGCAGTACAACATCTCGCCAGAGACTCTACTGGATAAGAAACACCCATCAGCAACGGTAGATAAACTTCTGAACCAGGATATTACATTTGAAATGTATTCTGACTATGCAGTGTGTGCTAATGGTGCAATGTATAGGAAGGACAAGAAAGGTTTTCTCCCAGAATTAATGGAGAAGATGTATAACGAACGTGTCATCTTCAAGAAGAAGATGATTCAAGCGAAGAAGGATTATGAGAAGACGCCTACTAAAGCACTTGAAAAGGAAATCGCTCGTTGCAATAACATTCAGATGGCGAAAAAGATTGCTCTTAACTCTGCTTATGGCGCAATCGGTAATCAGTATTTCCGATATTATAAACTAGCCAATGCGGAGGCAATCACATTGTCTGGGCAGGTCTCTATCCGTTGGATTGAGAATAAGATGAATTCATATATGAATCGTGTACTGAAAACAAAGGATGTTGATTATGTTATTGCTTCTGATACTGACTCTATCTACCTTAATATGGGTCCTCTGGTTGAAAATGTATACCAGGGAAGAGAGAAAACTACTGAAGGCGTTGTCAAGTTCCTTGATAAGGTGTGTGAAGTGGAACTTGAGCCGTATATTGATCGTTCTTACCAAGAACTCGCGGACTACGTGAACGCATACGATCAGAAGATGTTCATGAAACGTGAGAACATTGCTGATCGTGGCATCTGGACGGCTAAGAAAAGATATATTCTTAATGTGTGGGACAGTGAGGGTGTTCGATATAAGGAACCCAAACTGAAGATCATGGGTATTGAAGCTATTAAAACTTCTACTCCTGCTCCTTGTCGTAAGATGATTAAGGATGGTCTGAAGTTGATGATGAGTGCAACCGAAGATGAGATGATTGACTTCATTGAAAAGTCTCGTAAAGAGTTCCATGATCTTCCCGCATCAGATATTGCTTTCCCTCGGAGTGTTTCTGACATCAATAAGTGGAAGTCATCTTCAGATCTTTATTCAAAGGGTACACCTATCCATGTTCGTGGAGCTATCCTTTATAATCATTATGTGAAACAAAAGAAACTTTCGGATAAGTATCAGGACATTCAAAGTGGAGAGAAGATTAAGTTTGTTTATCTCAAGACTCCTAATCCTATTCATGAAAATGTAATGTCTTTCATCCAAGATTTCCCTTCTGAGTTTGACCTAGATAAGTATGTTGACTATGAACTTCAGTTCAGCAAATCTTTCATTGAACCCATCAAAGTCATCCTTGATTGTATTGGTTGGGAAGTTGAAAGGCGAAATACTTTAGAGGCATTTTTTTCATGAAGAGAATTATTACTTTAGTCACTGGTGGATTTGACCCTATCCACAGTGGACACATTGCATACTTTAAAAAGGCTAGGGAACTCACCAACTATTTGGTAGTTGGTCTGAATACAAACGAGTGGCTGAAGGATAAGAAAGGACAGTACTTCCAAGATTGGAAAGAACGTGCAGAGATCATTAGGCACCTGGAAATGGTTGATGCCGTGATTACGGTTCCATATGATGAGAAGGGATCTGCATGTGGAGCCATTGAGACTTGTTTGGGAATTGCACAGACAGTAGTCTTTGCCAATGGTGGTGATCGCGGAAAGGATAATACTCCAGAGGTTGATATGTATGGAGATAATCCTAGAGTTGAGTTTGAGTATGGTACTGGGGGAACTGATAAACTGAATAGTAGTTCTTGGTTACTTCACGATTACTTCAATAGGCAGAGAAAAATTCTTGGTATATGAAAGAAATTGAATGGGATCCTTTTGAACTTCCCAACCTTCCAATATTCAAAACAAAGTTGCCAGAGAATGTCATGGACTATCTCTGGCAAAGAATAGATATTGCAAAAGAAAAGAACGACAATATTGGACATAAACTTGCAGGAAACATCTCATCAAGTCTTACTCTTGAAGATGATGATGATGGGTTTTTTGTGAAAACTGTATTGCGTCCTATTTCCAAACATATTATAGATTCCAATCTGGCTTCATTTCAAGCAGAGTTGCATCATAGTGCTCCTGCAGTAACTCTTGATATGAATTGGTGGGTCAACTTTCAAAAGCAATATGAGTTCAATCCCATCCATACTCATGCAGGGATTTTGTCATTTGTAATCTGGATGCAAATTCCTACGGATTTTAGGGAACAACATAAACTTCCTTTTTGTAAAGGAAGTAATGGTCCTGCTGCATCAGATTTTCAGTTTACATATGCTGATATTCTTGGTAATATAAAAACATATCCTATTTTTATGGATAAGAATTCCGAGGGATATATGTTTATCTTCCCTGCACATCTGGGGCATTCTGTAAATCCTTTTTACAATTGTGATGATGAGAGGATTTCTATCGCTGGTAACATTCTTTGGAATATAGCATGATGCATTTTCAGTATCAATTATTAAACCCTTTTGGACCCAACATTTTAAAAGCTAAATGTCCTCAGTTTATACTTAATGAGGTCAATAAGTTTATTGATGGTCCTGAATCTAGATCAGTATCACCAGATCTTCTGGATAGAGATATTGATGTTGTATATCTAACTGAAGAGTTCTGCGAATCCATTCATCTTAAAGAGTTTGTTGAAGGTTTGGGTCAATTCTACAACGAACAATTTCCATCTGATATTGATAAACTTTGCCTCTCATTGGTTCCATCAAGTGATGATCGATTTGATGGTAAAACAATTATGGCAGATGCCTGGGTAAATAGATACCGATCAGGTGACTTTACTCCAGTTCATATACATGCAGCGGACTTATCTGGTATAATACTACTAGAAGTACCTGAGGATCCCTCGGAACTTTGTTTCATGCATGGACATTACTTGCCTTGGACTTCAGCTGAGTGGACACCAAAACAAGAGGTTGGAGATGTAATTCTCTTTCCTAGTTGGCTTCAACATATGGTATTCCCACAAAAACATGATAACGAGAGGAGAACTCTAAGTTTCAATCTCATTGATGAACAAAATTATTCTGAACGCAAATGGATTTTCTCAAAGACATCGTAAAAGAAATCGGAGATGACTACACAAAACTCGCCGCAGACATCGACGACACTGAAGAATTTGTTGACACGGGTTCGTACATTTTTAACGGACTCGTTTCAGGTAGTATTTTTGGTGGTGTATCTAGGAATAAGATTACTGCCATTGCTGGTGAGTCTTCTACTGGAAAAACTTTCTTCAGCCTCGCTGTCGTTAAAAATTTCCTTGATAGTAATCCCGATG